AGATATTTCTGGTAGTATATATATAGATGGAACAACTAACCTCGATGCTGTTGATATAGATGGTGCAGTACAAATGGGTGCTTCTGATGATGATGTAAGAATGACTCTGCAAGGTAACAACCAATATAGATTAGCACTAAAAAATGCTGCAAATGCACTTGTTTATTTAGGTTCTGGTGGTGCAAACAATTTTAGAGTAAGTAATCAAGCAGGTGGTACATTACTAGAACTTACGTCAGCAAGTAATATATTATTACCAACAGCAAGTGCAGGAATATATCTTGGTGTAACGTCTGAAGCTACATCTAATTTGCTTGACGATTATGAAGAAGGCACTTTTACTCCTACATGGGATGGATATACACCTTATGGAACTTCAGGCAAATATGTAAAAATAGGAACTCAAGTTACAGTTTATGCTACGTTAGTTACTGATGTTGCTAGTGATTCTTCATTAATACAAATTAATAATTTACCATTCCAAATTTCAGGAAATCAAGGTGGTGGTTTTGTATACCATAATAGCATACCTCTTTATGCCTTTAACATATACACTCTTTTTACTTCTAATTCAACAATCTGTCAGTTGAAAACAGTTAGTGGTGGTGCAGAAGTAGGTGTAAAATATTTAGGCTCTGATCCATCAATGCGAGGGTATTCAACAATGCACTGGACAATAGTCTATCAAACAACATAGGAGCATAGAGAATGGCATTAACAAAAGAAATAGTAATAGAAAAAATAGAAGTAGTAGGTATTTTTAAATGCTTACAAGTTGCTACAGATACTATTATTAAAGAAGATGGAACAGAAATAAGCAGAACAAGAGATCGTTATGGATTATCTCCATGCACATCATCAAAAGATGGCGATACATGGACACACACAGACACCGACATAAGTGCAGTAGCTACAGAAGTACAAGCAATAGCCAATACTGTGTGGACTGATACAGTTAAAGCTAATTACAAAACATTTGTGGAAAATCAAGAGGTATAACACATGACTAGAGCAAAAGACATAAGCAAGATAGTTAGTGATGCTGACTTTGGAGGAACACTAGATGTTGCAGGTGTAGTTACTGCTAATGCAGGTGTCGTGGTAGACAACATTACTATAGATGGCACTACGATTGCACTTAGTTCTGGTGATTTAACAATAGATGTAGAAGGTACTATTATACTTGATGGAGATGAAGCAGGGGCTACTGTTCATCTTAAAGATGGGGGTACACATTGGGGTTCAATATATAGAAGCGATAGTAATTTTAATATAGAAAGTGAAGCATCAGATAAAGATATTGTTTTTAAAGGTAACGATGGTGGTAGTGGTATTACTGCCCTTACACTTGATATGTCAGATGCTGGTACTGCTGTATTTAATAATAAAGTTGGTATTGGCGAATCAGCCCCCGGTCAAGTACTTGTAGTTCGTGAAAGTTCAACACCCACAATACAAATTAAAGATGGTGCTGGAAGTGGTACAAGAGTTAGTGGTAGACTCCATATTGGTGAAGCAGATAGCCTTGGTGTTTCGATTGAAAACTCAACTACTTCGTTCAACGATAATTGTGCTATGGTGTTTAAAACATCACCAGCCGCTGGTACTATTACAGAACGTATGAGAATAGACTCAGCAGGTCGTGTTGGAATTGGTGCATCTAATAATGGTGATTATCATGTAAGTAATGATGACTTACTTATTGCGACAACTGGAAGCACTGGTATCACGATTGCATCAGGCACAGCAGACCAAGGTAGAATTGCTTTTGCAGATGGTACAAGTAGTGATGATGAAATAGAAGGGCTACTTATGTATAATCATAATGGTAATAAAATGTCCTTTTTTACAGCTTCTACAGAACGTATTACTATAGATTCTAGTGGTCGCTTAGGTTGCACTAGTCATGTTGATATGAGTAGTATTTTAATTTACAGTACTATTGGTAGTGGTGGAATTGCAATACAAACAACACCGAGTGGTAATCATTCCTACATACCTTTGAGATTAAGAAACTCTAGTGGTACTGTAATTGGTTCTATTGAGTGTACAACTTCTAGCACAACTTTTAACACAAGTTCAGACTATAGACTTAAAGAAAATGTAAGTTATAGCTTTGATGCAACAACTAGATTAAAACAATTAAAACCAGCAAGATTTAATTTTATTGTAGATGCAGATACTACAGTAGATGGATTTATTGCACATGAAGTTTCATCAATAGTTCCAGAAGCTATTACTGGTGCTAAAGATGCTACAGAAAGCATGACTAATGTTGTGCTTAATGCCGATGGTACAAGGCTAACAGATGATGTAACTGAAGAAAAATGGGTAGCTGGAAAATTATCAACTACTGATGAAGATGGAAATACAGTAGACCCGATCTATGCAAGTGATACAACTTGGGTTGCTAGTCAAACCGTTCCAAAATATCAATCAATAGACCAATCCAAACTAGTACCCTTACTCGTAAAAACCATACAAGAATTAGAAGCTAGAATAACAGCATTAGAAGGGCGTATGTAATGTCCGAAAGGTATCGCACAGAATACGACGGCGAGTTTGTTATTATCAATAACACAATCAAAGATGGTAAAAAAATTCAAGAGCGTGAATGGATTGAAAATCCAATTGAAAACCAACACATTTCTGGATGTGCAGCAGTTATTGGACACGGTCAAAGTCGCTATCATACAATTTATAACGGCAAGTTTAATCTAAAAAACAACATAGAAAAACATGCAGGATGGCATTTAGGGCGTAAACGTTTACAGAGTTACGGAGCCGAAGGTTGCTGGCAAGAAATGCAATGTGATTTTTATATCGAGTATGATAAAGAAAAGTTAAAAGAAATACAAGAACAGAAATATAGCGAAAAGGTAACTGTATACAGTAATGCAAGAAATTGTATTTCTAACCCAGGAGAATTTTATCTAGTTCCTTATGGACAACGCGGAAGTAGTATTTCAGTTGCTGCTTGGTTGGCCTGTTTTGATGGACACAAGGAAGTATACTTGCTTGGTGTAGATGGTACTAACGAAAATGAGGATGCCAATCAACAAAAAATTAACGAACTCAATAAAATTATAACAACCTATCCAGGTGTGCAATTTATATATGTGTCAGATAGTAAACTTGCTCCAGATGAATGGAGACAGAATAGAAACTTTGTTCAATGGAAGTATAGTCAGTTTGTTTCACATTGTGATATTTGAAACTGTTTGATTGTATCAATTTTCTTTAATATCTCTTCAAAATTAATAGTAGTCCACAGTCCAGGATGTAAAGGCTTTGGCCACACTCCAGATTTTATCCAACTATATCCATAATGTTCGTTGTTTAATACAGGAACAAATTCTTCGTCAACTAAACAGAAAAATGTATGATAACTGAAATGGTTGTCAACGCTAGTAAACTTTTCAATTGGTACTAGTTTAATAACGTCAGGCCATAACCCAATTTCTTCATGACATTCACGTTGTAATGCCTCATTGAGATTTTCACCAAAGTCTACTTTACCTCCTGGTAGTCCCCAACATCCAGGATTTTTAGAATCATTGCGTAGCAAATATAAATATCTGTCTGTTTTTACACTGTAAAACCAAACTCCAACTGCATTGATCAAAGCACTAAACTCCACTCGCCTTCAGGATATAATCCTTCGTAACTCTTTAGCCATTCTCCTGCGGCCCATCTATATTGCACACTTGTATTTGCATTGGTTACGTATTGTACATTACTATCTAAACTTGAATCAAACGAAATGTTCCATCTTGTGCCATCATATTCTACTATATCGTTTGTATTAGCAACTAGAGGAGTACCGTCTGTGCCTCTCCAGGCTTGTGCGAATCCAGGATCGGTTGCACTGTTACTTCCGGTATCGTTAATAAACAAGTACCGTTGTCCACTAGCGGCAACTGGTAAACCATATCCACCACCACCTACAGTTTCTGGACCTTTTGCTTGAGGATCAACTATTGCGTTAACTGATGGCAATAATGTGTTTTGTGGAGTCGTGTCAGTATCAACAGTAAACAATAAAAATCTATCATCAGTTGGGTGATAAGAAACTGTTCCAATAATAACAGTATTATCGTAAGGATTATCTAAACGAACTTGACTTATTCCGTTTCGTAAACTACCATATAGATCAATCACAGTATGCCACATCAAGTTACTTGGAGGAGCAGGCGGAACCTTAACACCATCATTATTTAAAATGACTGTGGCAGGCTCTAGCACTTGTAGTTGATTACCTAGCAGTAATGTTTGATAGTTATAAGGAGTAAACTTTTGTCTAGTACCCATTAGTAAATCATTATCAAAGATTGCATTATTCATATCACCATTGCCATCAAATACACTTGCAACAATTCTCTCAACTACACCAAGTTTTTTAACTTTAGCAGGAGGTGAGATCCAAATTGGCATAACAAATCTTAATGTAGCGATATCAATTGCATCATCTGTTCCCATTGGGATTGATCTTGAGCTCCAAGTTACTTGTTCTAGATACATAACACTAAGACTGGTCCAGTCAATAAAGTTTTCTGTGCTTTGTATTTCTAAACTGGGATTAAATAACGTTAACAGTTGTTCTAGCAATTGTAATTTTTGATTGGTATTTGATGTCCAAATGTCTAGGTTAACTTCTAAGTCAAATGGCACAGGCATGAGTTTTTCAATAGTAAATGCATTACCTTGTGTAGTTTCGTAGGATTCTGATTCAGTGTCCCATAAACGTTGTCTTACGTTTTGTTTTTCAATGTAGTATGGTTCTTGTATTCTATCACGTGCATAGTTTAAATTGGTAACATGAAATGTCATTAAAGGTGTACTAGGCAAACTGTTTGCACTGTTTTGTTGTATAATGGTTTGAGCTTGTCTAGTAGCATCACCATAACGCACAGGAACTCTATACAATGCTTTGGCAGTATTGTCTTCAGTTCTTCCGTATTCTACTTGAAAGTTAGAGAATACTCTAGTGAACTGCA